TCCGCCTTGTCGAAGTAGACGACTACTTGGACATGATGGTCGACAATAAACTGGTCATATCGTGATTTCACCCAAACACCCCGACGAGGTCCAGCGCCTCACAGAAATCGTCCGTATCGGATTCGACTCCGATGTATACACCCGCTGCCGCAAGCGACAGCATGTCGATGGCCGCATCGCCTTCTCCCTCTTGCTCCGTGAGCAGGGGTTGGGCTGCTCAGAAATCGGCAAGATTCTGGGCCGCAACCACGCCACCATCATCCACTACTGGAACCGTGGGGAGGCTCTGATGGAGACGGACAAGATTTTCTTGAAGCGGTTCGTCAAGTGCCGCGAAGAGTACGCAGGCAAGGAGCCGGTGTACTACTACTCGAGCCGCGAGCTACGCAAGAAGTTCATGGAGCTACGCAACGAGCGCAACCAGATGTTCGTTGAGTTGCAGGCGTTCCGTCAGCAAGCCAAGGAGGACCGCCACCTCGAGGACATCTTCAACGTCGTCCGCTGGCGCACCAAGCGCGATAAGTTGGAGGAGGTGCTACTCAAACTCAACAGGCTATACAACGGATTATGAAGTGCCCGCAGTGCCGTAAGAACATGATGTGGACTGGTGACCACGACTCCGACGAGGATGGTCAGCAGGGGCTCATGGTCTCATGGCAGTGCGTCAACGAGGACTGCGAGATTCGCGCCGTCGATGTCCACTGGGTCATCTAGTTGGCCATAATCCCACCCTTCTTCTTCTTGTCCATATCGCCGTACATATCGGTGATGAGCACCTTCCGCACGTCACGATAGAATGGAATCAGACCGAGGTTTCCGAGCACCTCCAGCGGCAGCCGCTGCGTCTGCTCCCTTGCGTACCGCTCTCGCGTAGCCCGCTTCTTCCCTTCGCGACCGATGGTCTTGAAACCCAGCTCTGTGGTCCGCGCCATCGGGGCTCCGGCACCCATGAGCGGGAACATGAAGTCCGCGAAGTCGGTGCCGCGCTTGAAGTCGGGGACGTTGTTGAACTGGAGGTAGTCGTCGTAGGGGTCGTACTCTCCGTCACGCAGGAAATCCAAGTAATTCTCGTTGACATACTCGACGCCGTAGTTGACTGGGATGCGACCGAGCTGACCCATTACGCCACCCGCCATCGTAGTGAGGCCAGACAGGAGCGCGCGGGTGAAGAGCTGGTCCGGTTCTTCGTCTTCCTCTGGCACATCGGTGAAGAGGGACGTAAACATATCGCTGAGGATAGGCGTCAGCAATGAGTAGAGTGTCATCCGCGCCAGCACTGCCGCGAAGAGGCGTACGCCCTGCTCTTGCGTGATGGTCCCGTTGCCTACGGCCGCTTGGATTCCTGTCCGTGCCGCCGTGAACTCATAGATGATGAACCGCGACATGAAATTGTTTGCGATGCGCAGGGTTTGCATCAGCGGCTTCATCTCACCCTTCGACTTCCCCTTCTGGATTCCCATGAAGGGGTTGTCGGTAGCTCCGGCCTGCGCAGACACGCGGTCGGCTTCGCGCTTGGCAGCTTCGATGGCCTCTGCGAACTCAGTCATATACGCCTCGTCGTTACGGGCGATGGCATCGTAGTCTACGTCCCGTCCCGTCTCGGCCTTGAAGGCTTTGGCGAAAGCTCCGAACCAGAGGGGGCGCATAATCAGCTTATCCGGTGTGGAGATAAGGCCATCGGCGACCAGCGCCACAGCGTTGGGATACTCTTGGGCGTAGTTCAGCATCTGCCCCAAGGAGTTGAGCGACTCGCGGCCAGCTCGAGACCCTGTCGACCCCATGTGGCCAGACATAACGGATGTATCGACCATCCTTCCGCTCAGCCTCTCGGAGGGGTACACCCTCTTGGTCTGCGCGCTACCCACGTTGGTCATGATATCGGCTCCGTCGACACCGAAGTAGTCGCGGTACTTGATGCCCTGCTCAAACGCGGCGGGGTCAGCCAAAGCCACATAGCTCAGGTTGGAGATAAGCTCCGACGCAAACCTCGGGATACTGGCCAGCATGGTCCGGTATCCCTGCTTGGCGACAAGGTCGAGGGCTTTCTCTGCGAGGTTGCTCGTCGTCACCGACCGCTCCAGTGCGTTGCGCACGGCTCCGTCTACGGCATTGGTGATGGAGCGCAGCACCTCCTTGTTCTCCGTCTCTGTTTCGTTCAGCGCCTTCCGTGCGGTACGGATGGGCTCGGTAAGGTAGAAGTCGGTTAGCGTCTGGTTCGCACCACGGTTTACTGTAGCCATGATATCGAACTCGATGGGCTTGGCTCCCGGTGTCCGGTCTACGAAAGTTTTGGCCCGCGTCGAAGGCCGCATCCGCTGGTTGTATGCCTCGGATACGCGCAGCGCGTCAGTCTTGTCGGTGCGCAGGCTCTCGTCTGGCAAAACGCTATGGTGCAGGTAGTTGAGTATCGGCTCGATGGCTGCGCCACGGACAACGGAAGAGGCGAACTCTGCCTTCGGGGTCAGCTCGATATTGATTTCTTGGACGGTCTTCAGTGCGTTGCGCTCGGCGGCGTTGAAGTCACTGTAGATGGCCTCGGCGTCAATCTCTTTGCCTTTGGTGTACTTGTCCCTGATGCCCTTCAAGATTCCGATGTCGGCCTTGTTGTACTTGGTTGTGGTTCCGTCCTCTGCCGCCTTGATGGTGGCATCGAGGAACGCCATAGCCGACGGAGTCTGCTTGTTTCCGGGGTTCGACTCGTGCTCGAGCTGCAACAGGTACGTCGTCATCAAGTACTTGGACCGTACGATGGCGTTCGGGCTCCGCTTGTGGGACTTGGCCACGGCAATCTGCGCCTTGGTCAGCCGCTCATCAATCTTCCCCTTCTCGGTCATCATGGCTGCTGCCGCCTCTGCGATGGGACGGAACGTAGCGTCATAGATGGGCGTGGTCTTGAAGTTCCCAAACACTTGGTCTATGAGCTCCAGCGGATTGCGTACGATAGCTCCCAGCCTTGCGTCCTTTACGTTGGTCAGGGCGCCACCGATTTGTCGGATAGTATTCAGCTTGGCACCTTCGAGCGCCTCGTTCAACGAGCGTGCCCGGTTCTTCGCCTCCATCCTTTCGATGGCCAGTTGCGCGGAGTGGGTCAGGTACCCGTTGTTGATGTTGTCGATTACGCGAAGCAGGTTCTCGAGCTGCCTGTTGTTGAGCTCGTTTACGGCTTCGGTTTTGAGCAGCTTCTCGAACTTCCGTGCCGCGTCCCTATCGAGGCGGGTGCCGAGCCTATTGATACTCAGCTCCGACCCACGGATGATGGACCGCATCTCTTTTGCCTCTACCTCGAGTTGCTCTTCTGTCTTTTCTGCGCGGGATGTATCGACGATATCGCTCTTGTACTTCCGCATCAGGGTAGCGTCAGCGTCGGTGATGACCTCGGCTGCTACCATGGCCTTGAGCGTCTCGTTGAAGTTGATGCCACCGGCCTTGGTCGGCACCTTGGCGTCAAACGCCTCGAAGATGTCGGCCAACTCATCGGCCAGCGACTGCTCTTCGTTGACGGCATCGAGGATAGACTTTACGTCAGACACCAAGTCAATGATATCTGGCAGCTCCAGTACGGCGCGGCGCTTGCTCATGATATCGAGCAGGTTGCGGTACTGTGGCAGCGTATCGACGGGGATGCGCGTCGGGTCTATAGCCAGTACGGTCAGGATATCGGAGATGAGCTCCGGCTGGCGACCCAGCTTCCGCTTCACGTTCTTCTTTGCCGTGGGACGCATCTTCCGCAGGCGAGCCATATCGCTGGCATACTCTGCGTCGGCGAACACCTTGGCCATGTAGTCAAGGAAGTTGTCTACCGCAACGGGGTTGAATACGTTTACGGACGCGAACCTCCTGATTACTGTCGCGGCCTGCTTGGCGGTGATTTTGCCCTCGCGCTGCAACTCGGTGATATCGGCAGCCATCTGCTTCAGCACTGCCTTAGACGCCGCCGCAGCGGCCCTTGCGCCACGCGCTTCGGACTTGAGCTGGTTGTTGAGCGCCTCCCGTACGGTCAGCGTCACGCGCTCTACCGGTCCCGAGACAATCCGCTTGGCTGATGGGGCACGCTTCTCCCTCACGCCGAGCTTCTCTCTGAGGCCACGGACCATAAGCTCTCGGCCTACGTCGGTCGCGTCGGCGTAGAACTTGGAGCCTTGCAGATATCCCAATGCGCTCTCGAGCACCCGCTTTTCGGTGGCATCGACGCGGGCTCGCGTCTTCTTGATGACCCCGTTGAGTTCCTTGAGCATCCGCTTCTCGGCTTCCTCGTAGGCATCGATTGCGGGCTGCGCTTCGGGTCGGGCGAGGAGGATAGCGGCGTTGGAGTACCCGCGCTCCTTGGCGTATGCCACCAGTCGGTCGAGTTCTGTGGGGCCCGACTTATCGAGGTCGTCCTTCTGTTCCCTAGCGGGCAGGTCTGACTCGGGGAAGATGGTCTCAAGGAACGGTGCCTCTTCGGTTTCGAACAGCTCCTGCTCCCGCTCGGCCAGCTCGCGTGCCTCTTGTGCGGCTCGCTCTTCGGCCCGCATCTCCATCTCTTCGAGCTCGTCGGCACGGTCTTCGGCAACCAGCTTCTTCGGGTCTACGCGGCGGCCGTCAGCATCGACGATGAAGAACCGGTTCATGCGGTCCCCGAACTGCTCTACGCCAAAGCCATAGCGTTCAAGGTTCCGGCCCAGCTCTGCCGCAAGGCGGCTGTCCCCAATCAAGCTTCCCTCAGGACGGAACTTGTACCGCTCTACTACGTCGGCTACGCGTTGCTCAGCAGCTCGTCCACCCGTGCGGCCTGCTCCTCGCTCACGGCCTTCCCGGACGCCTCTTCCAAGCTCTCCCTGAACAGATTCGGCCCATACAGGGGGGTTGACTCCTCCTGCCCTTTCGAGGACTTGCGCTCGGGCTTCGTCGATTGTGATTTTTCCATCTGCATAGTTCTCCCAGATTTGATTGATTGCCTTTACGTTTTCCTTGTTGGCCTTGAACTTGTCGGTGAACAGGCCACGGACGGCCTCCCACGTTACGCTCTGCACCTGACGGGGCAGTAGCCCCATCTCTTCGGCCAGCATCTGGTACGCCTCTTGGTTGGCGTAGTATGTACCCTTGATGCCCTTGGCGCCAGAGTTGGACACCCCCTTGCTACCGAAGTTGTGCTCGACCTCAGCCGATTTCGTGGACAGGGGCTTGAGCAACGACACGGCGATAGCGTGCGTATCCATGGTCACGTCCCCTTCAGCAGACATCGGGTCGATGATGTTGTTGAAGAAGTTGCGGACCTTGTGCTGCTGCCCCAAGGAGAGGGTGATGTTCTCCGGGCTTCCGTTGAGATTGATGGAGACGCCCTTACCAATCTCGTTGTACGAACCCCATGCCCACTTGGCTGTCTCGCCGTCATCTTTCAGGGCTGGACCAGCCATCTCTCCATCGGGGGAGATGACCGGGTAGCTAGGCTGCTTGGTCGTTTCGGAGTGCAGGCGCACGTAGTACCCTATCATGGATGGGTCTGCATCAAGCATGCGGGTGCCCTCCAGCGCAGCGATAGACTCAAGCAGCGCCTCGGCAACAGCGATGTCGTTGAGCAAGCGAGCCTTGTCCTTGTTGAACTTATCGACCTTGGCTTTGGCTCGGCTCTTTCCTTTCGCTGCCCGCGCTTTCTTCAGGGCTTTCTTCTTCTCCGCAATCTTCCCCTTGGTGAACTCCCGCTGATAGTTCACCATCTTCCGTGTCATAACGGGGTTGTCGGCAAAGGCTTCCAGCAGCAATCGCGCAAGGTGCGCGTTCTGATACCAATCCTTCTGCGGTGACAGGGCAGCCAAGATTCCTGCGGCCTGCTCTGGCGTGACGTCGAACTCGGTAGCCAGCTCGTTGGCAATCTTATTCGCACCGTCGTACCAGAGGGTAGAGATTTCGGAGAACTCATCGGGGTAGGTCTCCATCATCCACCGCAGGTTGTCCATCGTCTGCTGCGTGTAGATATCGTACAGCTCGTCGGCCTGCTCTACCGTGGTAATGTCACCAAACTCCTTTACGCCACGGACAAGGGGATACTTGGCGATGACGTTGGCATTTTTGATGTACGCCTTCGGCGCCTGCTCCCTAACATAGTCTCTGGTGAGATTCTCAATCTCTTCGACCTGTTGCTCCCCCTTTACGCTGTAGGTAGCCAGACCCTTGCTTACCCTGTTCCCTGCGCGGGACCGGGTGCGGACAGCATCGATATCGATACGCTGCTCTGCGGCGCGGGTCGGCGGAATGATGGCGCGGTTGAGCTTGTTGAAGTTCCAAGCGGAAGTGATGACGCCGGTGTTCCTTTGGTCACTACCATAGGTCACTCCGTCGAAGCCCAGCATCTCCTGTACCAATCGAGCGGCAGTTGCCTTTTGCTCGTCGGTCAGTTCGGACTCAACCTTTCTGTTGTCGTCCAAGCTGGAGGTGAAGTACGCATACCACTGTTCCCCTGCCCTCGTCTCTGCGATGGACATTAGCACTTGGCTCTCCTCAAAACCAAGGTCGTCTCCGTACTCCTCAGCCTCCTGCAACTCGGTCTTGGCTGCACTACGCAAGGCCTTGGCTTGCTCCTCAGTAATCGCTGTATCCCCATCGAGCAGGTTCAACTCGTTGGAGTCGGCCATCGTCACCCTTTCTCCCAGACCCCTGAAGACAGAGTCCTCGAGGGCGTAGTCGGTGAAGTAGAATCCATAGCCCAAACCAAATCGCTTGAGCTTCTCCGGTATGACCCTCGTAATGTCAACCGGGCCAAAGTGGAAGATGACCCCCTCGTCAGCCATGGCCTGAAGCTGCTCGTCGGAGAAGTCGGCCACCCTCTGCTCGGCAGCGCGGAGAGCGGCCTCAGCCTCGGGCTTCGTGCGAATCAGCTCCTCCTCCATCTCTGCCATACGCTCCTCGGGAGTAACCGTAGGCTCGTATACAATCTCGGTGAAGTCGGCGACGGACACCTTGCCTTTGGCGGCAGCCTCAGCAAACTGTCGGGTGGGCTTAACGATGTTGTTGTTGATGGCATCGAAGTCCCAGATGACCATGTCTACAATCGTGCCGCTGTCTGTCTCACGGTTGACGATGCCCTGATACTCTGGGTACACCTCCATGAAAACAGGCGTGATGACGCCCATATCATCTTCGATTAGGAACTCATCGAAGTTGGCCTGAAGGTTCGTATGAAGCTCACCAAGGGTGGGGGTGTCGCGCATCTTGGCCCTTCGCTCGGAGATAGTGTCGTAAGGCGTAGACGTAAGGTTCATCATCGCCGCGTCTAGAGGATTGATACCCTCCTCCATGGCACCGGTGATGAGTACCTTGTCATTGTTCACCAGCCAATTGGCGGCAGTGCGCAGCTCGTCCGGCGTAGCTACCCGGTCTCGGTCCACCAAGTTCATATCGTTGGTGTCGACGAACGCTATGGTGGCGTTAGGCCCTTTACCGTATTGCTTTCCAATAATTGTAGAGCCAGTGAAGTAGAAGCCAGCGCCATAGACACCGGTCTTCATAAACTTCGGCAGGAACTTATCGAAGGCTTCGTTAGTGAAGTGACCCACGACTCCGTTTTCAGACATCCCAGCAATCTCTTGCATGGAGAAATCCGAAACCTTCTGCTCCGCAGCGCGGAGGTTCTCGTCCGTCTCTGCGCGCTGCTCCTCCCTCGTTGCACGAGTGACAGCTACCTCCTCCTCGGTGATGACCTCGCCGGCAGCGACCTTGCGTGACACGGTGTTGAGGAAGTCGATGACGTCTTGGTCCTGCTGGCCCCAGCCCGACGGAAGGTTGACGCCAAAGGTCTCGGCAATCTTCTCTACGTACCTGCGGATGAGGCTCTTCTGTGGAGCCTCGAGGTTGGCATATCCATCGGCCATATAACCGAACAGCTCGGCTACCTTCTCTTCGTCGCGGACGTTCTCGTCGTACCGGGCAATGAACTTATCGAGCCGCTTCTTCAGCTCGCTCCCCTTGTCCAAGGACTTGCTCAACGAGGTGGCCATACGCTTGGTCACCTGCTGCACCACGGGGAGGGTCATACCGTCGGCGCTGAGCATAATCGCGTGCAGCGTCTCGTGAGCTACGGTACGGTTGTCGGCACGCTCGAGGTTGATGTGTACGGTCCCGTCTTTGAATACGCCAGCGCCCGTAAATCCAGTAGCGCGATTGTACTGAGCCGTCGTTTCGTGCAGTACGAACTTGACGTTCGGAGCTACTTTAGAGATGGCCTTAGCCGCAGCTTGCGCCCGCGATACCACCCGCTCTTGGATGCGGTTCAGGTCCACTGTAGTGACACGGCGTGACTCTACGTTCGGAGCCAGCGTCTCGATGGTCTCATCCAACGCGGCTTCTTCGCGCAACGCCTCGGCCTCGGACCTGTCCTTGAGCTCGACCAGCGTGTCCACCCGCTCCCGATTCTCGGTCAGGAGCCGGGATTGGAACGCGGTCATACGCCCCTTGGCACGTAGCTTATCGGCTACGCCACTGAGCAGTTGCTCCAGACGCGGGGCCTCGAGGGTGCCATCGTCATACGCCCTGCGGTCTTGGTTTGTGGCTGCGGCGGCCTCGGGGATTACTTCTTCTTCCGCTTCCGGAGTAACGACGGCTTCTTCTTCCCGTACTTCTTCGTCCACTCTCTCGCCAGCTCGGGCTCGTTCGCCCACATCCACCGGCGCTGCTTCTCGCTCTTGAAGGGCATCTTGAATCTTTAGGTTTAGGTCTGAAATCTCTCTGTCTATACGGCCTTGGAACGGAGCTGCCGTAGCCTCCTTGCGGCGGAGCAGCTCTTGGCGCCGGACCTCCAGTCCCAGCACCTGCTTCTTCTCCTCCATGGTCATACCCTCCACCTCGCGCATACCGTCGTATGCCTGCACCACCTTCTCGTAGTTGGCCTCAGCTTCTTTGGCCTGCTGTCCGGTCAGCTCACCACGGTTGACCTTGTTCTTCAAGTCGGTGACGAACATCTGCTTGCTCGCACCACGGTTGCCGGGGTTGGCCAAGAACTCGAACGTAGCCATCGTGGCATCGTCGAGCTTGGTGAAGTCGTAGGTCGTAGAGGCATCTGCGATGCTTCCGGGTACGCTCAAGATGGCGCCGCCTACAGCTCCCATAGCTCCCTGCTCCAGAGCTTGGAAGAATGTTTCCTTCGAAAGGACATCGGCCCCCTCGAACATCTCCTTGCCCTTCATGGCATTGTAAACCTGCTTGATGCCAACCTCGGCGTAGCCTTGCTCAAATTCGGTAGCCATCTCAGCCAGTGTGGATGCCCCAGTAGAAATAATTCCACGTGCGGCGGCGCTCTTAACCTCCTGTTGGACTAGTTCTCTAAGGGTCTTGGCTTTGACTCCCACGGGAGCTTTGTTCAGCACCCTCATGATGATGCCGTTGACAATACCTTTCCGACCGATGGCGTTCCGGAAACCAAAGCGTTCCAGCGCGCCTATGGTCAGGCCATAGACTTCTTTTACGGCACCCTTCTCCAGCTCGCTAATTTTAGACAGCTCTGGGTCCGCGCGGAACTCTCGGTCTAAAGCCCCTTCGGCCTGAGCCTTGAGCCGCACAAGCGATGAGACCGCCTTCACGCCTCCCCTCTTTCCGCCGCTACTGATGAAAGCAGGGGCAGACTCCAATAGGCTCAATAGGGCTCTACTCAAGAAGTCCTCTTTCGCCTTGGCGTACGCATCCTCGTTGAACTTGCGGTCGCCGAGGGTACGGTATACGCCCTCGTAGGCGGAGTCTACCATGCCCCCCATCTCCGGGTTGTACTTCAAACCCTTCGCCAGTTTGTCCCGCATCTTATCGCGGACCTCATCGACAAGCTGCTCGGGCAGGTTCTCGTACCAATCGTCGTACTCTTTGCGATAGGCCCTAAGCCACTGCGTATACGCTTCGTCGCCGGGTCGGGACCCCTCTGGCGCCTCCGTAGTTATGGCCTCGGGGATTCCAACGAGACCCATGCCTTGAGCGGTCTCAATGAAGTCCTGCTCATACCCACGGCCAGAGCCGAGCGGCATGACTTGAGACACGATGTCAATGAAGTCGCTGACCGGCTCACCAAACATGAGAGCCGTACCGCGAGACAAGGCTTCACGAGCAAGGCCAAGGGTGGTGTACTGCTCTGCCTTGAGCTTGACGAACTCAGCCTGAGCGCGGTTGAGCTGCTCCGCTTGGTACACGAGGTCGCCGTGCATGCCCAGAAGCTTGATACGGTCCTCCTCGAGGGTGGCCATATCGTCTTGGTACATCTTGAACGCGGCCTTGTACGCCTCAAACTCATCGGGGTTGGCGTCGAGGTACTCCTGAGTGTACTTGAGTAGCCCCGCGTGCTTCTGCTCGATGGCATCCTCGCGAGCGACGTAGGAGTCGAACAGCTTGCGGTAGTCGTTTTCTGCGGCGTTGACGCGCGCGACCTCTTGGTCAATCTGCTCTCGCGTACCGAACTGCAAGCGGGCTTCCTTGTATCCCTTTTCGGCGCGGGTCAGGACTTCGCTCTGCATCTTATGGCGACGCAAAAAACTGCGCAGCTTTTCTGTCTCCTCATCCCTGCCGATATCCAGCATCGGGTCGAGGTTGATTTCTATCTCTGCTCCGTCAGCCGACTTAACGTATACCTTGTCGTGGAGGTCGTAGGGCGAAGTGGTGAAGTCAAAGCCATAGCGCCCGAACTGATAGTTCAGTTCCTTGGCCGTGTCCCTATCGTCGGGGGCATCGATGAGGTCGGGCGTAACCGCCGCCATCGACATCTCGAAAAACCGGTCCTGTTCTGGCTCGGGCTCCTCAATCTTTTCTCCGGGACCCTTGATGTCTACGCGGGTAGAGACAGGCTTTAATTCGGTGTCTAATTCCGGTACGCCATCGACTTGCTCGTCTGCTTCCACCTCTTCGGGAGATGGTGACGGCATAACGTCCAAGGGTAAAGGTTCTTTTTTTTTTGAGCCGAACGCCTCCTCTAGCTCGGTGACGTCAGTGAACATGCCAGAGGGAATCAGGTCGTAGACGCCCTGCATACCCTGCTGGTCAATGAAAGATTGCAACTCACTTGCATTGGCGAACATCCCCTCGGGGACCAGTGCCATCAGCTCTTCCGTCTCGTTCATCTTCCTGTATAATAAGCTGCGTATTCTGCTGCTGTTCCGCCGGGGTTTTTCGACGACCACTCGGTCCATCTCATCTTCTCCACATTGGGCTCGATACCAAAGCGTTCGCGGAAACCTTTGTTGTTCAACTCGTCATAGTTAGGGATGACCGCCTTGAGTTGCTCTTCAGTGATGCGCGTACCACGGTTGTCGCTGATGAGCTGGTTCAAGTTCAGCAACACCTGTTGCAGGTCTACATCCTCATCAATCAGGACGGCCTGCGGGAACATCGACGGGACGTTCAACTTAATAGCGTCTTTCGAGCCACCGAAAAGGGCCCTAGACACTCCTACGGTTTCGTACCCCACCTCAGCGTCCTCGATGCCCATCTGTTGCATCACCGTCATTTGCTTTGGGGCAATACTCTCGGCCCCCTCTTCGGGCTCGGTAGTGGCAATGAACAAAGACTTGGGCGAACCCGAACCGGTCTCTCCAGTCTCGGGGTCTTTGATGACAAGGTCCTCTTTCACCTCATCGAAGTCAAGGGTTTCCTCGATGCCCGCGACAGAGCCAAGGGTATGGCGTTTCAGACCCTCGTCATATACGCCAGCTTTCTTTAGTGCGTCCGGGAGGTTGACGGCCTTGTCTTTGTACACCGCGTTGATGATGGACTCTACGAAAAGCTCAGCCTTGTCACCCTTGGTGATGGGAGTCAAGTCGCCGTCCTTCATGCGGATGACAATCTCTTCGTCACGCAACTCAATCTTGCGGACGTTGGGGTTGAGCTGTTGGATATAGCTCACGGCAGCGTCGACGTCCTCCTGCGACTCACCCGGTTTCAAGGAGTGCAGCTTGCGGATATTGGTGACCACATCGACGGTGCGCTGGGCACCGAGGCGCGTCTTGCGCTCGGTGTCTGTCTCCCCCTGCACCGTCCTAGCGGTCTCAATCCTGTCGTAGCGGAAATTGAGGTCGTCCTTAGCCCAATCCCTAGCGGCCTGTCGCTGCTCCTTGGCGATACGGATGAGCGCGTCTACGTCGGTGCCTTCGCTGAAATTCTTGCGGCGCTCGGCGGGGCTCATCTGCTCCACCTGCTCCACCACCTCGACCAGAGGGACTTGCGCCCCGCTGCCCGGCTGTCGCGGGTCGAGGATGGAAGTGAGGACCTTGTTCGGGTCATCGCCCGGAGAGAACGAAGTGGTGTATCCCGGAAGATACTTTGTCAATACGGTGCTGTGCGCCAAGGGGCCAGCAAGGACCTCGTCGACGAGCGAGCCCTCGTACTCAGCAAAGCCCGGCTGCTCCCTGACGTCCTCCACTCTTAGACCTGCGGCCCGCTGCTCCTCGATGTAGCGCCCTAACTGGGCAACTTGGCTTTCCATCGCCCCGTCGATATCGTAGGCATTGAAGTACTGCTTGGTGATGGCGTTCATCTCCGCAACACTCATGGTCTGCCCCGTGGCATCGTTTACCATGGTGACGTTGCCGTACATATCGATGACGGGAGTGACGTTTGCGAAGTTGCCGAAGCCCTCTACGGCGGCCATACCCTCCCACTCAAACACAAGGGAGTCGTCGTCCTGCATGCGCTTCATCTTGTCCGCATATACGCTCTGATAGTCGGTGACCATATCGTACAGGCCCGTTACGCTGGCCTTTTGGTTCTCGATATAGTTCATGTACTCCGACGGCTTGATATCGCCGGACTTCAAGAGCTTGTTCATGCGGAGCGTCTCCTCCGTCGTCTGGTCTACGAGGCTGGCCGTAAAGCTATTGGCGTTGGCATGCTGCCCCATCGGGGCCTCATTAATCTTGGTCACCAACTCATCGGTGGCCTTGTCTATCTCCGCCCGCTTCTTGTCGCGCTCGACGCTAATTTTCCCAATCTCATCGGAGAACTTCTTGCTGACGTCAGCCCAGTTGACCTGCGACGAAAGGTCGCGCCCTGCGTACTTGTAATAGGTCATCGCGTGGGAAGTGTGCCGCCGAAGGAACTAAACAAACCTTGGTACGGGTCGTATGGATTTGGCATCGACTGCTGGACTCCGCTTTGGTACAGGTTAAATTGACTGGGAGCACCAAACTGACTCTGCTGTAGCGTGGGTGCGCCGAGTCGAGCCTCAACAGATGGGCTCATGGAATAATCAATCCTCTGATTTCCCACCGTATCCACCTTTGGCGCACCACCACCAGTATACAGCGGCGCCATCTGATACCCTGCTGCTGCGGCTTGGGTTATGCCCTCGAAACCTTGGGTGATGGCTGCTGCCCGAAGCTTCTCCGCGTTGGCTGCGGCCTCCTGAGCACCGGCTACCTCTTCAAGGCTCAAGCCCATACCGATATCGGCAAGGCGAGCCTCTTCAGCAATTACAGCTTCCTCGATAGCACTGAGGTCCTGCCCCATAGCTGAACGGATGCGGGCTTGCTCCGCCGCTTGGGCCATAGCGACGCGGCCTGCCGTAGGTGCGGCCCCGCGCTCGGCGCCCTCGACGCCAGCTTGCAAAGCCTGAGCTCCCGTAACCAAAGCCGCCTCACGAGCCAGCTCGTACGGCTCCTTCTGGATAGAGAGAGCCTCCATGACGTTGACGTCAAGGCGCTTGCGGGCCTCCTTCATAGCCCGGTCGGCCTCCTCCTCGGCTTGAATCTGCTTCTTCTTCTGCTTCGCCGCCTGACTGAACGAACTCGCAGACCCGGCGATACCAGATGCGGCTTGGACACCAAGGGCGATTTTCGCGATTATACCTGACATAGTTTCTTTTGGATTACGGACTCCGGAAGTTCCCGGAAGTCCATGGTATACACCTCTTTCTCCGCCTCCTCTACCGTCTCCGCATCGGTGCGGTATACGCACACCCACTTTGTGTCCTCGTGGATATAGGCCACGCGCTGAGTACCCACCTCGGTATGGACCACCATAGGCGCCTTGATGCGCTTGACTGTGCCGTCGTCGAGGAGCAAAGACATATCGCCCTCCATAAAGAAGGACGGGTGGTTCTGCTTGTGGATGAAGCTGATGACGAGGTCTCCGGCGGGCATAAAAACCTCGCGGGTGTACAGACCGTTTTCCAGCTTATGCGTAACTGGACACGCAGCCTGCATGGCCTCGGTATGGTGTTCCACACAACCTTCGACACCCCGGATAGCCTTGTACAAATCCTCAATGGATTCCCAAAGCAGGCCGCGCTGAGTGTGAACGTGATGCAGAATCTCTTCCATCAATATAAAAGTACGATTTACCCCGGATACGACTTCATGACCTCACTCTTGGCTACGAACATCTCCACCGCCGTGGTGTCTTCGTTGGTCAAAGTGAACACGCCGTAGTGTCCGAGGATGCCGTGCGACTCCGCCACTTGGTTCTTGATGCCAAGCCACAGGTCGGTGTTGCCGCCGGGTGTGCCGGAGCCGTCGTGGGTCACGCGGTTGATGCCAGCGGGCAAGTCGACCTCGATATTGTTCACGTATCCAGCGAACGTAATCGCCGTAAACGGAGACGGAGAGAAGTAGAACGCGTCGCCCACGCTGAGGATGCTACCGATGCTGACAGTGGCCGGGAAGTTGACCACGTTGCCAACCACGGTAGTGCTCTGGCCGATACCATTCAGGGAGCGCAGCGCATACTCGTCAGGGTCGGCGGGGTTGGTGCCTTGGTTGCGGACGAAAGCAAAGAAGTCGCCTTCCTTCTCCTCAAAGTATGAGGCGTTGATGAAGCCCGTGTCTTGCTGGTCCGAGACGAGGGTGGCGGACCAAGGGCGGTTGCCCTCCACGGCCAGCGTCTTGAAAATCTTGTTGACGATGGGCTCGTCGTTGAAGACACTCTCGATGCGGCTGGAGTCGAGGTTCGGGTCGTAGGTGCCGTAGAACGTATTGCGCTCCTCGTTGGTGTTGTGACGCCACAGGTTGCCGCCGCTGAACGTATACAGGTACTGGTTCATACCCTGAATCCACTCCGGGTAGTACGAGTAGAACGAAGGCCATCCCTCAGCAGGCGGGCTGTATGTCAACGTGTAGCTTGGCATTAGTAGACGCTGAAGTAGGTATTGATGTCAGTCTCGATGCCTGAGCGGGTGCTTGTTTGGTCGCTGTCCCACATAACAAACTCAGACATGTAAATCGTCGCCGCATTGCGACCGCCGAAGGTCAGTTCGTCCGTTCCTGTTGTCGTCCTTGACGCGGTGTAGTCTTGTGAACCATCAATATAGACGTCGATATTGGACGCATCATAAATCGCACCGAATAGATGGGTGACACTATCGGTTGTGGCGGTGCTGGTATCCGAACTTCCGCCAATGAAAGTCACAACCAAAGAACTGTTCCAGATATTGAACTCATACTTATTGAAGTCTCCAAAAGTATACACAGCCCTTCTTGCGCTTGTCCCCTGAACAACCATGAAGGCAGAGTGCGTAGCAATGTTGAAGGTTGCAGTTGTCTCAAGGCTGTCGCCGTTAGGGAATTTGAGCGCAACATTTCCATTGTCATTGGTAATTACGGCGGTGCCATCATATATCTGAGGTTGGTCGGCCGCCGTAACCTGAGTAGAATTGTTCCCCGAGCCAGACTGGTCGTACCAAGCCGAGACTGTCAAGCTATCCGAGCCGCCAAACGTCGTAATGGCGGCTGTATCCAACTCGCCATTGCTATCGAATCCGATGTCCTGTTCGTCAAAGGGCGATACAGTACGGCGCACCCTCAGGGCGGAGCCAGAATACGTGGAGCTCAGTTTACGGACCGAGTATGCGGCAGTCGCCCCCGGGTAGGTGTCTAGAAGCGGCGACGGCGGAGCAACGTCCGTGTAGTTCCAAACGAGATACAGGTACTGCCCCGTCGCCGGCATCGTGAAGTCGCCCGTGTACTCCGGCTGAGCGCCAGACGGAGTGACGGTGATGAGGTCACCATCGTTGATGATGTCCGTAATCTGACTCTCCGTATACCGGGTGTTGGTGCGCAGCAGGTGGAACCGGTCTTCAGGACGAATCGTGTAGTTGTCCGGGAAGATGCGGTTGTAAATCATCGTGATGTCGCTACCGTCGGTAGGCACCAGATTAGAACCCTGAGCACCCGTAACCTCAACCCAGCTAGAGACAATGGGCTCGGCCGCTCCATACTGGAACGTAACGGGAGTGCTGCTTAGCGGAGAGATAAAGTCGCCCGAAGACCACTGGTACTGACTGTGGATGGTTTGGCGCTGCGCGGCAGGCTGCGAGAGCGTAGCCAAGACCACCGTAAGCTCCACCACCTCGGGGCACTTGACGATGACCTGAACGACGAACCGCTCCGTGCCAGTGAAGGCAATGGAGATGTTGGCCTGAGACTCGTCCGCCTCGTCCTTGTTGATGGTAAACGAGCCCGAGCTGCCGTTGCCGATAGAACCGGAGTTGGTGTCCGTGCCATCATAGCTGGCCGTAATGACCGCGCTGTCCGTGCCGCTGGCTTCGAGGACGTTGTAGCTGACCGTAGCGTTGCCAACCTCTTGGCCGAGGTCGACGCAGTAGGACTCGCCCGCCGAAGTAAGCAGGAACGTCTGTACCGTATTGCACTCGAGGCAGTCGGTTTCGCCGGGGAGGAGCACGTCGTTGCTGGCCAAAACGTACTCGTTCATATACGGGTCGTAGCCACCGAGCTTCTGGGTGTTGAAGCTCTCGATGAACTCATCGCGGAACCAGCTCCGCATACCCTCCTCGCTGATGACGGTAAGCTGCTCGTTCGTGCCGTCGCCGAACAGGTGGATAACGGCACCGCGCTTGGCGTCGGTGAAGAACTTGTGCGGGCCCCACTCGGCGAAGCTCTCGGGGTTGTGGCTGATGCCAAAGTCCTCGACGCGGGCTACCTGCGTACCCAAAACCTGCGGGACGGAGGCCACCACGCTCTCGCCAGTGGAGTCGGTAAGCAAGTTCTTGCCCGCCAAGACGTAGCTAATCTTGTCCTCTTGGAGAGTGAGGATATCGGTGCGCCTACCGAACAGCTTCTCTACGGTGCCATAGCTCTCCTCTAGCGGCTTAAAGTTGAGCAGGCCAAGGTTGAACTCGTTGAGCTTGTTTACGTTCGTCTCGTCGTTGTATACGCCGCTGTAGGTCAGGTCCGCGAAGCGCCGCACCTCCTTGTAGTCCTGAGCACTGACCGTAGTGACGCGGTTGCCAAGCAGAATCGGCTTGCCCGTAATCGAGTCGCGGAACTTGTAGCTCTCGACGCCGTTGCCGTATGCGATGCAGTTGAAGAAAGACGTATCCACGATGGCAGGCAGCGTAGCGGTCTGGTCCTGCACATTGCCTCGGTACCGACGGAACTGAGGGTCGATAAGGAACGACTCATCGGACTCATACCACAGGTCCGGGAGCGCGTCCTGTGGCTCCGTCTCAAAGACGAGCGTATCGCTCGCGCGGATAACGGTCCAGCTAACCTTGACGTTGGACCTCCGATTGTTGTTCTGACCGCCAGCAAGGCCGGGGCACTTCTCGGTTCCGAAAACAATGAACTCCGGGTGGCTACCTGCGGTGTGCCACTTGATTTTATTTACGAGGGGGTCGCCACTCAAGCCGTAGTCATCCGGACCGTCACCGCTGGCTGGGAAAACCTCGTTCGTCGGGTCCGCCGCACTAGGGTCGCCAGAGTATCCAACTGCATTTTCGATAGCGGCAATGACATCTGCCTGACCGTAGAACCAATCTATGATTGGGGTGGCACCGGGGCCGTCAAGGTAGTCCTCACTCACAACCCAAGTGTGGTCAAAATCCAAGGTTCGAGTCTCACACGCGGCGTCACCACGCCCCTGACGGGAGAAGTTCATCGTAAGGCGGATTCGACTTCCGGCGCGGATGTCTCCCGTCAAGTCCGTCATAGGGTACACCAACACGGGGTAATCACCGGTACTGTCTGTGTTGTAAGCAACCGTAAGCTCCGAGGTGCTGGCCACCAACTCGGGGCCGAAGAAATCTATGTCCTGCTGCGTGATGTTGAACGTAGGCTTAATCTTCATATACGTCCCCGGGTAGGCGGGGATGCCCGAAGCCACGTCATCGACAGCGTAAGCCTTTTTATCGAGAACCTCGGCGTAAGTACAAGTAGAAGTCGGGCCGTTGGTATCGACCTTGACAATCAGCCTATCGCCCTTCTCGACTTTGGCAGCGTTCTCTCCCTCTAGCAAAAAGTAATAGTTCCCCTCCGCATCCGCATTGTCAGTGACTACGTTGGTGTAGATGGTCTCGTAGTTCTCGCGGTCGGCCTTGATGGCGAACTTGTAGCGCGAGGCCCAGTACGGGGCTTTCATCGCAGCGGGAATCTGCACCTGCGCGTAGTTGCGGAAGATGGACTCGCCGCAGTTGATGGAGAAGTCGTTGCCTTCGTTGACCAGCACGGTACTAGACCGGCCGAACTCATCCATGTAGATGATGCCAATCTCGTAGCTGCGGTTGCTGTGGAGGCTGTATTGGAAGTCCTTGGTCTCGTCGACGAGGATGGCGACGGAGGTGATGGAAAGCTGCTCGTAGAAATCGGTGGCCCCGCCCTCAAACTCGGGCATAGGGAACGCAATCGTAAACGAGTCTGCCGTACTGGCCGTAATCTCTGCCGGCTCGTCAAGAGCGTCGATACCACTGCCGTTGAGAGGCATCGTAGCCGGGGTGCCTCCCGTGGCGTTTTGCTGGATGCGGGCGTTCCAAGCGTTTGTCCAAATGGTCTGGTCGGAAGACGGGAACAGGAGCGGGTCCGTCTCGATGGTTCCCGCCGTACCCACCGCAGCCAGAAAGCTGGTGCTCGCGACCATATCTGCCACGGTATCAAAGTGCTCCGTCAGCGTGTAGCTCACCTCTATCGTGGCGTCAGGCGTGCCAGAGGTTGGTGCGTTAGGGTCGATGGGCAGGTACGCGTTGGTGCTCTCTAAATCAATCTGAAGGGTGAACGTGTCCCCTTCAGTCAGGTTGAACTCCTCGAACGTAACAACGACAGTAGTGGCGGGTGTAGATGGCGCCGGGGTGATGTTGTAGGTGGTGCCGGTCGTAATGGCCGTCGAAGCCACGGTCGGCTGCGCGGGGCGCTGGATGTGATTGACGCGGTAGCCGAACTTAATCGGCTGACCGTTCTCGTCGATGAGGTCGTAGCCCTCCAAGTAGTTGCCGTAGACCAAGCGGTTGCCCATCATGGTCTGAGCCTTGGACAGGCGCGGCACGTTGTCGTACAGGCGGAGAATCTCACTCTCGGGGAGGATGGTGAAAATCTTGCTCTTGTTGAACGTGATGGTGTAGTCGGAGTTGTCTGACAGGGCCGCGTCAGCTTTGTCAATCTTTTCGATGACGCGGATGATGCTATCATCCATCTCCTTGAACAGGATATCGATGCCCACGACCAAGGCACTGCCCGTACGCACGGTAACCTCGCAGGTGTTGATGGCGTTCTCCATCCCCTCGTTGAGGAACGACTCAGGAGTGAAGTTGAACGGCTTGCTGACGAAAGCCGGGGCGCTGAACTGCGACGTGGCCGAGTACTCATCCTCTGCGTACCGATACCGGTATCCGAAGCAGATGAAGCGGTCCTCCATGTAGTTGTTCTGGTCGCTGTCTACGGTGCTGGTAACCACGGTAGGGGCCTCGGTAGGCGGGGCTTTGATGACGAGGATATCGTCTTCCAACAGCCCACTGTCGACATACGCCACGGGCTCAGGGTAAGCCTTGGTGACGTTGATGCGGCGGGGAGGGTTGTAGTCGTCGGTGAAGAACAGCAGGTCTTCGACCAAGTCTACGCCAGTGACCAAGTGCTGCGGGTCGAAGTTCAATACGCTCGTGCTGACCACGTGGTAGGTAAGCACATCGCTGCGCGTGTTGTACGAGACAATCATATCCACCCGCCCCGTGGGGCTGGCAGTGAAAGCCGGGTCGTGGACGAACCAGTAGATGGTCTCGTTGGCTCCGTCGGCATAGGAGCCGATGCACGTAGCTTGGTCACTGAGGGCCGTCCCGGTATCGGGATATACCAGCGTAGTGAGGCGGGTGTTGCCCTTGGTATTCTCGACGGCACCAATCTCTGAGTCCTCGGTGGAACCCATGCGGATGTTGCGGGCGTCGATATACTCTCCGTTGGGAACAAGGCGCTCGTCAACGCTCTTGTTCATCCGGCCCTTGATGAAGTTCCTTACCAGATTTGCCATTACTTAATCCACTTGCCGCGACCGCGTAGGTTCATAAGCAACCGTCCCGGGTGGATGTTGCTGATGCGAATCTTGGCGTTGCGCAACAAGGCGTTCTTCTTCTTCCGAGCGCGGTTCACGATGTACTCCTGTACGCCCAGCTTGGCGTCGAGGATAGCGTAGTTGATGTACGCGTAGACGTACTCTTCGAAAAGCTTGTTGACGGTGATAGCCGAATTGTCGCCAGCCTCCATGCCGTCGCTGACGTACTCGAGGATGACCAGCTCGTCGGCGATGCCACTGCTGAAGTTGATGACGCCACCCTTGCGGTCGATACTAAACGTCGGGTTCGCGTTGGCGGTCTCGGTATTCAGTCCGTACCGAGCGCCGATGTTGTAGTCGAAGTACCAGTCCCCATCGTACTCGTATCCGAGCTGACCGTCGAACTCGCTGTTGTCGTTGAGGTAGATGCTCTTCTTGGTGCCCGCAATGCGGTCGAAGTCGATGGTCGAGTTCTGCGGGCGCAGGATATTGCCGTTCTGGTCGAAGAGGATGCGGCACTCGTTGTCTTGCAGGTACGCGTTGCTGAAGTTGGTCTGGATGTTCTCCGTCATGGGGCGGAGCAGGCCGTCCTTGTACAGGCTGATGCGAACCCAGTTGACGTAGTCGGGAGGCAGCACGAAGCGGAGCTGGTCGCAGACGTTGAGCTCGAGGACCTTGACCTCCTTGAACGCGTCGTAGTTGAGCTCTTGGATAGCTCGCTTGGCGTGGAACAAGACCTTGTACCGCTCCTCGTTGTTGACCAAGGAGTGGTTGCCCATGTACATGAGCTGGAAGTTGGTTACGATGTCCTGTAGCGTAACGTACTGATAGCTGCCCCAATTGGCATCCTCAGGCGTTGCACCGCTGTTCTCGTAATACGCGTAGTCGTTGGCTAGATATGGCATCAGTTCTGGGCTTCCTCGGCGTTAGCGTATTGGTACACGTCACCCTCGCGGATGCTCATGCCAGCCATCTGCAAGATGCGGTACACGAGGCGTGGCTCGTCGTCGATGGGGACCTCGAAGTCTTGGTAGTCGGAAGCACTCTGGTTGAAGACGGGCTCACCGCCGGCCAGCGTGGCGTACGTCCACTGCGGGTCGAAGGGGTAACGGATGTACTGGCACTGCACGGCAGTAGCGCCAGTAATCGTTTCGGGGAACATGGTAATCCGGTCGGCCTCGAGCGTATAAGCCGGGTACTGCGTCGAAGGCGCTGTCAACAGGCTGTTGTTGAGAAGGGTAATCTTGCTGTGGTGGACGGGCTCGGCCTCGCGCGTGCCGACCAAAACCTTATTGAGCAAGTAGTAGTCGTCACCAGTCGTGGTTTGACTCGGGGCAAAAAAGGTGTTGTCTACGTCCTGCCCCAAAGGGCTAGTCACCGAGAAAACATCAATCGCCTCGCGGACACCCTTGTTGAGGTCGGCGTAGTCCGTGCCCGACATGCGGGCGTTCTCCGCGTTGATGACTTGGTTGAGCTCCTTGAAGTATCCGTCGAAGATTTCGAGCTGCGCCTGCTTGGCATACAGGTTGAAGTCCGACGGTGAGATATATCCGTAGTTGTTCTTGTTGAGAATCGACAGTACGGTCTGACGGACTGAATCAATCATCCTCTAAAGATAACGGGAAACAAAAAAGCCACCCGAAGGTGGCCCTTTTGCTTGCCAGAAGGTGTCACTCTGAGGTCAAAGCCTCGAGGGCTCGGAGGTGTTCGAGGCCCTCGTCGCTAAGTAGATAGGAAATCGCAACAGCGAGATAGTCTTTACCATGCGGAATCGTCACCAACTTCTTTTTGTTGGACGGACCGTTGTACCAAATCTCAGTCTTGTTGCGACGGAAGGAAAGGAGGTTGTCGTCGAAGAACCGCTGCACCTGACCCTGCAACTTCACGTCGGGGTCGTTGACCAAGTCCAAGAACTGTTCCGGGTCGCGGCGTACAGCCACCAGCATATCGCGGCGAAGCTCAGCCGTGGTGTACTTAGTCGGGTCTACGCCAAGAAGGATGCGAGCCATGGACTCAAGCTGGTCCAGCGTCAAAGCCTTGCACTCGATGAGAGCATCGACCTCAAGGTTCAGCTTTTCCACCTCGGCCTCAGCGTCACGCTCGAGGTTGATTTCCTCAAAGCGATTGCCGTTCATCGGGTGGATGTCCAAGAAGTGTTGGAGCACAGGGTTTGTGCGGGGAACGCGCAAGAGGCCGTCCTCAAAGATGATGGGCTCAACGATGGCGTTGCCGTCCTGCTCGTCTTCGAAAGGACTCTTCTGGTTCCGGGCGTACCGCATAACGCGGTTCTCACCCTTCTCTTCGTCCCAGTACAGGAGCGGCTTGTTCCGGCTGCCTCGACCGGGAATCATAAAGGCTAGGGGCGCGACTTCGCGCTTCAGACGGTAGGTCTTGTCTTTATTCATAATTATTGTAGTTAGGGGTGGATAGGGGGACCACCCTTTGTGGCCCCCATATCCGATTCAGATTATCCCTCGAAGAGGAAGAAGTTGTTGGCACCCAGAGTGCAGACAGCACGCTCGGAGAGGAAGTGGACTTCCATCGCGTCGAGGTCGCTGTTCATAGCGCCTCCAGCGGAACCGGTAATCCACGTCTTGTACCGACGGTCCTCGGTCTCACTAGCGCGGTAGCGGACGTGGAGGAACGGACGCTTGGCGTTCTTGCCGAGCACTTGGTCGTAGACCGTGGTGCTACCAGCCGGAACCAGCAGACCGTTGATGACACCGTTGGTGAGGTCACCACGCATCGTCGGGTCGTTCAGGTACTTCCAGTCAGACTTGTAGAAGTCGTAACCACGGCGGAAGCCCGTGAAGCCAAGGTTGAGAGCCATCTGCTCGTCGTTGTCGAAGAGACCGTAGCTCGTACCGCCGGCACCGTAGCTGTTCTGTGCAGCCAGCATGTCGTCGATATCGAAGCTCATCTCACGATTCACGAAGAGGACGTTCTCCTCGATGGCACCCTGCTTGTCCAGACGTCCGATGATGGAGTCGAAGTCGGCGAGGGTGGAGGGGATACCACCGGACCACACGTTACCGCGATTCTCAACGACGTAGAAGATTCCCTCGGAACCTTTGTTGCCCACGTCACCACCAGCAGCGATAGCGCCACTAGCAGCCTCAGCCGGGACAGCCTCAATCATAGCGGTCTCAAGGTAGTCGTCGAAGCGGAGACGGGTCTCGTGCTCGGACTTCAGGTACCAGAGGTAGCCCGTAGCGCCGTTCTCGGTGGTCACCTCAACCCAGCCAATCTGAGCCATTTCGGAACCAGAGACAGCGTACTTGTCCTTGATGATGATGGGGCTGTTGTCGAAGATTTCGTCGTCAGCCTCAAGGGAGCCCTGCATTCCGTTGGAGCCCTTCTTGAACTCGGAACCGTAAATCATCACGGTACAAGCAACGCCGGCAGCCACGGTCTGGCCGCCAGCCTCGTAGTAGGCTACAGCGAACGTACCAGCAGCGGTGTCGACAGACGTCACGATGGCCTTGTTGACGAGGCCACTGGCGGCAGTGTTGTCGGAAATAAACACCGTCTGACCCACGCGGATGGCGATACCGCCGGTGCCGGGGCTAAGGGTGTCGTTCACCGTCCACGTAGCCGTGTCGTCGGCAGCGGCGCCAGCGGAGGTACAGTTCGTGTACTTGGTGTGGAGGCGTCCCTGCTCTGCCCACTTGATGAGGTCGGAGTTGGACGGCATCTCGGCACCAACCATGCGGAGGAAGCCAGACACAGTCCGGTTGCCGTAACGCTCGAACTCCTTCTCGTAAGTATCGGGGAGATACTGGTTGAGGAAGTCGAAGTTGGTGATGTAGTTTGTGGGAAGAGCAACTTGCTCTGCACTGGGTTGCAAATCGAACCCGGGTGTGGCTTGCAATGAACCTGCCATGTTTTCTGTTTTCTAAGAGTTAGGA